TACACAAGCACAAGTTGATGTAGCAAGTGGAACTTCACCATATACTTCGGGTTTTAGAAAAGCATTAAAAGTAACAAATGGAAATCAAACAAGTGGTGCTGGTGCTGCTGATTTTATTTGGATTCAACACGTTATAGAAGCACAAGATATAGCTACCTCAGGCTGGAATTATACTTCTAGTTCTAGTAATATTACTTTGTCTTTTTGGATAAAATCAAGTGTAGCACAAGATTTTAAAGGGTATTTAAGGTCAAGAGATGGTACTAATTATGAATATCCTTTCGCAACAGGTGCTTTGTCTGCTGATACTTGGACAAAAATAACAAAAACAATTCCTGGCAATTCTAATATTACTATTAATAATGATAATGAGGCTGGACTTGAGATAAATCTTTTCCCATTTTTGGGAACAGATAGAACAGATAGTGGTGTTACAGAAAATGCTTGGGCAACATTCAATAGTGCTGCGAGGACAAAAGATAATACATCAACATGGTATACAACAAATAATGCGACTTTAGAAGTTACAGGATACCAGCTAGAAGTAGGCAGCGTGGCAACAGATTTTGAGCATAGGTCAATCGCACAGGAGCTTGCTTTATGTCAGAGGTATTACTACAGAACAACACCATCTAACCAAGGTTTCTATGGTGTTGGCAACATTGATGGAGGTAGTCAAGGACAAATATTAATTCATTTTCCTACAGAAATGAGGTCCAAACCCACATCTTTAGAAACTACAGGAACTGCAACTGACTATGTACTCAGGGTAACTAGTAATGTTAATTGTACTGGTGTGCCAACAATAGACAATACTTCAACTACAACTGCATTAGTTGTACCTCCTTCTTCTAGTCATGGACTTACAGATAAATCGGGTGCTTTTCTCAGGGCAGGTTCAGACTCTTCTTTTTTAGGTTTTGCAGGAGCAGAATTATGAATTATAAAAAATTACGAAAAAGAGAAACAGATTCTATTCAAATTCTTAAAAGAGTAGAAGATGATGGTTCATGCAAGATTACTTGTACTGAAGAATGTCCAGATTATTTAGCTTGGGTAGCAGAAGGTAATGTAGCTGAAGCTGCTCCTGAATTAACTTGGGATGATATCAGAGAAACAAGAGATTCTATATTACGAAATACAGACTGGACAATGACAACTGGAGCTACTGTTGATCAAGCTCAGTGGGCTGCATACAGACAAACCATAAGAGATATTCCTCAGACTTATAAAGATAAAAATCCTGATGATGTTGTCTGGCCGACACAACCATCTACAAAGGGACCTAATTCCTAAAAATTAGTCTCTGTAAAATAGAAGAAGCATATAAAAGATTTCAGTAATCATGCCGTATATAGGTAATAATTTAAGGTCGAATAATGATTACAAAACGATTGATGATATTTCAAGTTCGTTTAATGGAAGTACAACATCATTTTCTTTATTAGTTGGTGGAGTTGCTCCTACACCATTTCCAAAATATGAGACACAGTTATTAATATCTGTTGGTGGTGTAATTCAGGAACCTGACTCTTCTGGTTCAACAGGATTTAGATTATCAGGAACAAATATAGTTTTTAGTTCTGCTCCAGCTTCAGGAGAAGTTTTCTTTGGAGTAATACTTGCAAGTGCAGATTATTTAAATGCAGGTGGTACTTTCCCTGATGGTACAGTTTCAGTTCCAAGCATCACGTTCTCGTCGGACACCGACACTGGATTTTTTAGAGTAAGTTCTGGACAGATTGGTATTGTTGCTAACGGAACAAAGGTTGCACAGTTCCCAACAGCAACAGGGTCTTCAGGACAACTCTTATCAACAAATGGAGCTGGTGTATTGTCCTATGTTGATGCACCATCTGGAGCTACTGGTGGTGGGTCTGACAAGGTGATAATAGAGAATGGAACAAACGTAACACAAGACTACACAATCGGAACTACATTCGGATCTACCTGCAATGCTGGTAGCTTTGGACCAATTACAATTAACGCAGGCGTGACCCTCACGATACCTAGCGGTTCAGTCTATACGGTGGTTTAAATTATGCCTATTGCAATTAACGGATCAGGAACAGTAACAGGAATCTCGGTAGGAGGTTTACCAGACGGAATAGTTGATACAGACATGATTGCTGCAAATGCAGTAACGGCTCCCAAAAGAGGTGCAGGAGCTATTCTTCAAGTATTAGAAACTACAAGACTTGATGCTTCATCACATACTATTAATGCAGGGTCAGACTTAAACCCAAGTTTTTTAAGGCAAAGCATAACAACAACTGGCAGTAACAGAGTTATTATTGAAGGTTTTTTAACTTGTTCTTTAGATGTAGGTACAAACTGGATTGGAATCACTTTAAGAAGAGATAGTAGTGATATTACAGCGAGTGTTGGTGTTGCTAGTGGAAATAAAAGACGTGCTTCAAGTGCAGGTTTTAATCATGATGATGAAAATATGACATCAATTCCTTTTACTTTTACAGACAGCCCTGGTGCAGGAACACATGAATATCATTTACAAATTACTCATGGTTCTGGTGGTAACAGAACACTTTATATCAATCGGTCAGAAAATGACCCAAACAGTTCATCTGGTTGTAGAACAGGTTCAATAATTCGTTGCATGGAGGTCGCAGCATAATGACATTAGATCATAAAGCAATACGCAAAGCATATCCAGAAGCAACTGATATTTTAGATGATTTAGGTGCTTTTAAAGCTGACGGAACAAAGATTACTTTAGTTCAAAGTGATATTGATGCTGCAAGAGTTACTTTAGATGCAGAAGCTGCTGCTGTAAAATATAAGACTGATAGGACGACTAATGGTTCTACAACATATGCCTCTTTCGGTGACCAGCTAGATATGTTATACAAGGATATTGTTGCAGGTAAACTAGATACAACGGGTACGTGGGCAACCCACATAAAAGCAGTAAAGGACGCTAATCCAAAACCATGAGTTCAATAAAATTAACAGCTGATTCTGGAGGAGGTACTGTAGAGTTAAAAGCTCCAGCTACTACTGGCAGTAATGCAGCTAAACAATTCATTCTCCCACAAAATGATGGTTCTAGTAACCAGATTATAAAGACAGATGGTAGTGGAAATTTATCATTTGCAACTAAAGGTAGAGTATTATCTCGTAATTCGACAACTTTGACGAGTGGAGACTTTGCTGTAACTGGCACAACAAGTTCTATTTGTACAGGTTTAAACACATCAATTACTCTTTCAAATGCAAATAACAAAGTTCTGATAGTAGCAAATCTTAGAACTCAGGTTGAAGGTGGTTCTGATACTAATACAAGGGCTCAAATTGATCTTCTAAGAGATAGCACACCTATTGATGGAAAGTTTTTTGGATACTTTCACAGTGGCGGTTCATCTAAAAATATTTATCAAGAAATTACTATTTTTGCATTTGATACTCCAGGAGATACAAGCTCACATACATACAAAATCAGGGGTAATGCTGATACTGCTGGTGTTATTTTTAGAATTATAGATGGAGATGTGAGTGGGGGTATATTTTCTTCTCATATGCACGTTATGGAGTTTGAGGTATGATTTACGATAAGGTACACGCTTTAAGATCATTAAAACCTAATAAGGATTTTGCTTGGGAAGGAAAAGATTACTCTGGCTTAACATATCATGGAGGCGATACAGTTCCTACTGAATCCGAAATAGATGCTGAAGTTACTAGGTTAAATGAAGCAGAGCCTATGAGATTACTTAGAGAAGAACGTGACAATAAATTAGCAGCTTGTGATTGGAGAGCCAGTTCTGATTTAACAATTACAGATGCTTGGAAAACTTATAGGCAAGCATTAAGAGATTTACCTGCGTCTGCATCACCTAAACTAGATAGTAATGGAAATTTAGATTTATCATCCGTTACTTTTCCAACGGAGCCTAGTTAATTATGAGCACATTAAAAGTCGGAGGAATCAGAGGAGTATCAGCATCATCAGATGCGATAACAGTAGCTAATGATGGAACGTGTACTGCTAATATTACATCTGTTAATAATGGTCAGCTAGGTAATAGAAGATTAAATATTAATGGAGAATTTCAAGTTTTCCAAAGAACAAGTTCAGCAGCAGATATTGGAGGTAGTGAAGGTTATTTTGCTCCTGATAGATACAGACAACAAGGAACTGGAAATATGAGATACACTGCTTCACAAAGTACAGATGTTCCAGCAGGGTATGGATTTTCAAATAGTTTAAAATATGACTGTACAACAGCAAGCGGTACTGTAGATGCAGGGCATTTTGTTGCTATAGAGCATAGAATGGAAGGTCAAGATTTACAGGTTTTTTGTAAAGGAACAGCACAGGCGAAACAATACACACTCTCCTTCCATGTAAAATCGCCAAAAACAGGTACTCATTGGATTGAGTTATATGACAACGATAATAATAGACACGTTTGTAAAAGTTATACAGTCAGTTCAGCAGATGCATGGCAAAAAGTATCTTTAACTTTTCCTGGCGATACAACAGGTGCTTTTGGTAATGACAATGGATCAAGTTTAAGAATTTTCTTTTGGTTAATGGCTGGGTCAACTTATGCCACAAATACTCCTTCTGAAACGTGGGTAACATTTGATTCTGATGCTAGAGCTACAGGACAGGTAAATGTTTTTGACAGTACTTCAAATGACTTTTTTATTACAGGTATTCAATTAGAAGTAGGCAGCGTGGCAACAGATTTTGAGCATAGGTCATTTGCACAGGAGCTTGCTTTATGTTGTAGGTATTTTTATGCAGCCACTGATGTTATTGCTGGAATTTTTATAACTGATAATGCCGATCAGGATGCAGCTTATGGCGGTATACAATTTCCAGTGATTATGAGAGCAGCCCCTACTGTAATCTTTGGTGATAATGCTGGTAACAATGCTGGAGTGGTAACGCAACATGGAGCAGCACATGGTATAGCAGCTACAGCAGGGGATATTGGTAAACATGGAATAGGTAAATGTGCTAAAAATAGTGGTAACTGGGATACGGGTTCTGCTAAACCTATTGCTGCTAAAATTGCATCTGCTACTGCTGAATTATGACCTACAAATTAAAAAACAAAACTGATGGGATTACAGGAATAACATCAGAGGACAATGTAATTATTAGAATAGCGGATAATGCAGCTATTCCTAAAGACAAAGATAACACTGACTATCAAAAATATCTTGATTGGGTAGCAGAAGGAAATACTCCTGTTCCTGCTGATTAGACTGGTTAGTTTTTAAAAATAACAGTAGAATAAAAATAAGAGATTTTTAAAAAAAATGCAAAAAATTTTTAATGCAATAGCTGTTGCTTCGGGTATAGTTTCTCTGACCGTTGTAGGAGCTGGATTAGGCATTTATTTAAATAAAGATGCAATCATTAATAATATAAAAGAGAAGGCGTTAGAAGCGGTTACAGGAAGCTTAGGTGATACTTTAGGAGATTCATTACCAATACCTGATATGACTGGTGATGTAATTCCTAAAGGCAATGCACCTATGAACCCATTTTAAAATTGTCTGAAATAAATCAAGTAAATATAAATAAATTAGAGATAATTCCAATAAATAGTTATATTCATACGCCTATACAATCTATACCTTTTAGTCCTCCTGTAACTTTAACT